AACTATGAATGTATATGAGGATATTAAAGAAATAATAGCATCTTTCGGTATGAACATATTAGTTGCTACCGGATTTTATTTAGATTGGAAAAAACATAAAAAAGAAAACAATGAATAATAAACCACAAATGAATGTCAATATTGACATCAAAAACACTAAAGCAATTACATCACCTGAAGGCAACCAAGTGTTTGCTGAAGGAGTTATTTTACGTAAAGTATCTCGTTTCGTAACAGGTACATCAGAAGACGGAGTTATTCCAGTACCTGTATTTTATGATGTAAAAACAGGAAATGTATTAGTAGAATTACTTCCTAAAGAATTGAGAGCCGAATTTGGAGATGAGTCAACAGACCATTCAATGGACTAATAAATGACAATATTTGATTGGCTTAAAGAGATAACAACAACGAAAGCAGCTTGGTCTTCTTTTACAGAAGACCAGCAAAATTCGTTTAATTCTTACATGGTTCATCGATTTGTTAGTATGTATGAGGAGTATACTGAGGTTGCTAATTATGGCCAAAGGATACCATATCCCGAAAAAGAAAAAACCTATAAATATTACTGCCATATGTTACCTAAGAAAAATGTCTTCCTTAAGTACGTGAAAAGTTCACGTAAAAAATCAAACGAACAATTGTTACAACACATTGCTAATCACTTTACAGTATCATTGGGTGAGGCAGAGGAATACATTGAGTTATTAAAAAAAGCCGGAATAGAACAAATCCTTGAAAAATCAGGGGTTGACGAAAAGGAAATAAAGAAGTTATTAAAAGAAGTTAAATGACAAAAAACAGCGATTTAGGAATTGTAGGGAAACACCCTGAAACAAGAACAGTTATTAAAACAGACTCAGTAGTAGATTCTATTGTTGATAGTTTTATCTCCAGAGCAGCCCAAGGTAAAGAAAAATATGGACATACCCTTGACAGACAAGATTTATCAACTTTAGATTGGATCCGTCATGCTCAAGAGGAACTTATGGATGGTATTTTATATCTTGAAAAACTTAAGAAAACCTTAGGTGGCTAAGAAGAAAAAAATACCTGCTATTGTAAAACAGATACAAAAGCAACCTGTTAACGAGGTTAACTATGCGATTCAAAAATCGATTTCGTATAGTCAACTTTCTATGTATACTAACTGCCCACACAAATGGTCTTTACAGTATAAAGACGGTCACTATAAGTCTGAGTCATCGATTCATATGACTTTTGGAACTGCGTTACATGAAACACTACAACATTACATAACAACTATATATGAAATAAGTGGTGCTGAGGCAGATAGAATTGATTTAGAGGCTTATTTTGAAGAACGTTTTAGAGAAACATATTTAAAAGATTATAAGTCAAATAAAAAAGTACACTTTAGTGATCCTGTCCAAATGAAGGAATTTTATGAAGATGGACTTGAAATTATTAAAGTTGTAAAGAAAAATAGAGGTGGCCATTTTGGTAAACGAGGTTGGTATTTAGTAGGCTGTGAAGTTCCTATTGTTTTAACTCCACTACCTGAATTCAATAATGTTTTATACAAAGGTTACTTGGATGTTGTTTTATATCATGAACCAACTAATAGCTTTAAAATCCTAGATATTAAAACATCTACTAAGGGTTGGAGCGATTATGAGAAAAAAGATGAAACAAAACAATTCCAATTAATACTATACAAACACTTTTTTGCTAAACAATTTGGAGTTGAAGTTGACAAAATTGACATTGAATTCTTTATTGTTAAACGTAAATTATGGGAAAACTCCCCATACCCACTCTCCAGAATACAAGAGTTTACCCCAGCATCAGGTAAAGTAAAAATGAACAAAGCAGTAAACGCTGTAACCAGTTTTATTGATGGTGTATTTAATACAGATGGTTCTTACAAAGATATAGTTCATGAACCAACTCCTAATCTTAATACTTGTAAGTACTGTCCTTTTAAAGATAATAAAGAACTTTGCAATAGTGGCATTTCTTAATGAATCCGCATATATTTATATCCGATATTAAAAATAAAAGCTATGACAACAAAAAAGGATATGACCCTAACCTCTGTGAAAGTACAGAGCGAGTTATTCGAACAATTTAAAATTTCTTGTGTAAAGTACAAATTTTCTTTACAAAAACTTGCCGATCGTACAATTCATCTTTATCTAACAGATGATGATTTTCGTAAAAAGGTTCACTCACACAATAATTTAGACATTAAAGATTAAAATTAAATTTGGTTATTTAAAAAATAAAAGTTACATTTAATATAATATGAAAGATAAATTTGGTTATTTACCTCCTGATAAGAGGAAAAAGATTTTGCTTATCTGTGATGACATTAGAGTTCATTCAGGTATTGCAACTGTTGCTAGAGAAATTGTAATCCACACAGCACACCATTTTAATTGGGTAAACATTGCTGGAGCTGTACAACACCCCGATAAAGGAAAACGTTTAGATCTATCAGAAGATACTAATAAAAATAGTGGTATCGCAGATTCATCAGTAGTTTTATATCCTGTTGATGGGTATGGAGATTCAATGATTTTAAGACAATTATTAGAAATAGAAAAACCAGATGCAATTATGTTGATTACTGATCCTCGTTATTTTGTTTGGTTGTTTGCTATTGAAAATGAAATTAGAAAAACAACCCCTATTGTTTACTTAAATATTTGGGATGATTATCCCGCTCCAATTTACAACAAACCATATTATGAGGCTTGTGATTTATTAATGGGGATTTCAAAACAAACAGTAAATATTAATAAAATTGTTTTAGGAGATAAAGCTAAAAACAAACTTATTAAGTATGTTCCTCATGGTTTAAACAGTGATATTTTTAAACCTATTACTAAAGAGGATGCTGATTATAACAATATGATTGAATTTAAAAAAAGAATATTTAATAAACAAAATCCAGAATTTGTAGTATTCTTTAATTCAAGAAATATTCGTCGTAAACAAATCCCAGATGCTATGATGGCCTTTAGGTTGTTTTTAGATAAATTACCAAAAGAACAAGCTAAAAAATGTACTATGTTACTTCATACTGAACGTGCTAGTGAACATGGAACTGATTTAAATGCTGTTGTTGAGTTGTTATTTGGTGATGAGTATCCAAATAATATTATTTTTACAGACTCACATTTTGCACCGCAAGAAATGTCATACTTATACAACATTTCAGATGTACAAATTTTATTAACATCTAATGAAGGTTGGGGATTAAGTTTAACTGAAGCTATATTGTGTGGTTTACCTATAATTGCTAACGTAACTGGTGGTATGCAAGATCAAATGCGTTTTGAATTTGAAGATGGTACTTGGATTGACTTTGATGAAAATTTCCCATCTAACCATAGAGGTACAATCAAAAAACATGGTGAATGGGCATTCCCAGTATACCCAACTTCACGCTCGATTGTAGGATCTGTTCCAACTCCTTACATTTTTGATGATAGATGTGAACCAGAAGATGCTACAGAACAAATCATGTCTGTTTATAACTTAACTTCTGAGGAACGTAAATCTAAGGGATTAAAAGGTAGAGAATGGGCTTTAAGTGATGAAGCAGGATTCACATCAGAATACCAAGCTAAACGTGTTATGGAAAATATAGATGAATTATTTAATACTTGGACACCAAGAGATAAATTTGAATTTATTAACACAAATGAATATCCAAAAAGAGTTTTAAAACATAAATTAATATATTAATGAAACCGTTATTTATAATAAGTTGCCCTATTGATACCTACTCAGGTTATGGAGCACGTTCACGTGATTTAGTTAAGTCAATTATTGAAATTGACAAATATGATGTTAAAATTTTACCTCAAAGATGGGGTGATTGTCCTTGGGGTTTTATTAACGAAAACCCCGAATGGGGATTTTTAAACACACATATTTTAAAAACTCAAGGATTACCACAACAACCAGAAATATGGGCCCAGTTAACTGTACCAAATGAGTTCCAACCAGTTGGAAAATATAATATTGGATTTACAGCAGGTATTGAAACTACAATTTGTGCTCCAGAATGGATTGAAGGAGTTAATAGGATGGATGTTACTTTTGTATCGTCTGAACACTCAGCAGAGGTATTTAAAAACTCAACTTTTGAACAAAGAGATCAAAACACAAATCAAGTAATACGTAATATTAAAGTAGAAAAACCAGTTGAAGTATTACTTGAAGGAGCTGATTTAAATAAATATTTTGAAATGGAAGATCAAGACCTTCCGGATAATGATTTAGTAAATACTTTAGATGGAATTAAAGAATCTTTTTCTTATTTATTTGTAGGACACTGGGTAGCAGGAGATTTTGGTGAGGATAGGAAAAATGTTAGTTTGTTAATTAAAGCATTTTTCGAAACATTTAAAAACAAAAAACAAAAACCATCCTTAATTTTAAAAACATCAGGTGCAGGTTCATCATATGTTGATAGAGAATTAATCATTCAAAAAATCCAACAAATCAAATCTTCAGTTGAATCTAAGGATTTACCAAATGTTTATTTGTTACATGGGGAATTTACAGATGATGAGATGAATCATTTATATAACCA